ATTTATCTGATTTTACTCAGAAACTTTTGGAAAGCATAAATCTTTGCTTCCTCTAGATTTCGTGAAGAAGCCTTGCGAATAGAACGCTGTGCTTCCTCAATATGTTGTTCCACAAACTTTCCATCAACAAAGACCCACTCTTTTGACTCCATAATACCTCTTACGAACGCATCTGGAGCAGACGGATCGGCAACGATGTCTGCTGCAGTGGACAGCATAAAATCGTCTTGAACAATTTGAACACCTTCATTATTTGTTTGAAGGGAACCAAGTGCTCTGCTAGATACTCCAAGGTTTGCACCGCCATCTAAAAGACCACGTGCAATTTGACCCATTGGGGTTTCTAGAATCTTCGCTTTGCCGATGTAGTTAGTGCCTTCTTTACGCAAACTAACAATCATATGAGATACACGATCCAAATTAATGGAAGGAGTATCTGGATGACCAAGTTCGCCATAAGCACGATTCTTTTCGACAGATTCTTTAATGTAACGACCTACTTCATTATCCATAACTGATTCTGGATACATACGACCATTACGATTTTTCAGTTCAGATTGAAGAAAAATTCCTTCAATAAAATATTCTTTTCCTTTGCCGAGTTTAGACTCAACAATAGTATTTGTTTGTTCGAAAACTTCTCTAATTAGTCTCATGATTATACCTTATCTGGAGAACCACTTAATGTGGTAGAAGCACCAACACGAGTAGGATCATCGTAAGCACCATAAGTAGCGTCTTCAACTTTAGTAGACCAACCAGCAACTTTACGAAGAACTAAAATACCAGTAACATCTTTTGCTGCACCATTAGTAATAACAATGTCAAAAGTGTTATCATTAGTAAGTGGAATACCCCATGCATTTAATTCAGCATAAGGAGCATTCTCAGGTGCGCATGCAATAACATTTTTACTATTGCGGACAATAGTAACCTTTGAAGCCAACTCGCCAGTGATTTGCCATTTAACAATATTAACAGCAGGTGTGTCAGCATTTCTTGCTTGGCTTGTTGCGGTTAAGTTGGCAATAGTAATAGTGCCAGACTCTGCAAGAGAAGATGCAAAATGAATCACAGTCTCTTGGTTTGTATTCTTTAATGTAGTGATGGTCATTGCCATTTTATTATTCCTCTAATTTGCTAAGCACATGAAAGAAGTTCTCTTTTGATTCTCTCATATACTCAATAATTTCTTTTTGATTCTGTAATAAGTTATTTAGGCGCAATTGTGTACGCTCGTCAATAGTTACAATTGACTCATCATTAAGAACATAATGCAATTTACCCTCAACCAATCTATCCAGTTTATTAAGAGAGCGGATATCTTGAACAACTGGGTCTACACTAAACATGTGAGAAGAAGCAAGTTTTATATAATTTTCGATTAATGTATCGGTAACTTTAATATCGTGATATTCTTTAATAATATTTGCGACAGTATGTTCTGATAGTTCCTCGTATAAGTCTTTTGATACTTGTTCTTCTAACTGATGCGAAATGTAGTCTTGTTTAATGTATTGTCTTGCTTCTTCTAAACTCGTAAATTCTGTTTCAATACCATTTATCAAAATCTTATCGTCTTCAGTTCTTTCGATTAACTGAAGATAGGATCTGATGCTTTCAACAAGCAAACATACTCTGTGCAACTGATTGGCGCATATCATCTAAACGAGTAGATAACTTTTCTGCCATTGCATTTGCAAACGCTTGTTCTGTCTCAAGTGCATCGCCAGCTCTAATTGCGTGGACTAAATTTTGTACTGTTTCACTCATAATATTCTCCTATTAATTTGGCCAAGTACCAGTTTTTAATTTGGTAACTTTCCCTTTGCTCTGTTGTGTATCTTGTCCAGCATCTTGTTCTGCTTCAACATCAGCTTCTTGTTGATCAGGAGCACCTTGATCTTGCTGAGGTTGTGCAGCTTGTTGCTGTTGCATTGCCTGTTGTTGCTGTTCAGCTTGCGCATCCATTTGCGGTTGCTGCATTGCTAATTGTATCTGTCCTTGGGTTTCAGCGTTGGCGATCATTTGATCTTTCTCGTTAGCAATTTGTTGCTCCATCTCTTTGATATCTTTCTCATCGAGGTGAAGAACATTCTTACGAGCCCATTCCATTGAGTAGTACTTACCAATGTATGGATCCATCAACTGTAACAATCCCATTCTTTGTTGTAGAATTTCAGAATCTTTTAATTCAGCATAATGATTGTCTTCAAGATAATCATATTTGATATTAAATTGGATGTCATCCCATTCATCTGGGCGAATAACACCTTTAGCGATTAACTGAACTCTCAACGCATGTGAGAACAACATACTAAATTTCTTACGTAGTCTAACAATAAACTTATTAAACTTAACTTCATCACGACTAATTTCTGTTGAACGACCAATACTAAAACCTTGCTGTTGTTGCATACGGCTAATTGGAACATTCAATGCATGATAAAGTTTATTTTGGAAGTATTCAATATCTTGAATCTCTCCTAAATTCTGACCACCTGGAAGTGTAGTAATTTCAGTACCTTTACCACCCTCACGACGAGGCATCCAGAAATCTTCCATCATTGATAAGTGACGACGATCATCACGTGTCTCACCAGTTGTTGCATCATAAACAATCTTGTTACGGAACTTATTCATAATGTCCGTTACATACTGTTCTGCTTTCAACTTAGGTAAATTACCAACATCGATATAGAAAATTCTTCGTTCAGGTGCACGACTGATACGATAGATGACCAAAGAATCTTCAATCATCTTTAATTGATTTACTGGTTTGATTGCCTTATGTAGATAAGACATTGCCATTCCAGTATTTGAGTCTACATAACCTGATGGGCAATAGACTACTGAATCTAAACCAAGTTTAACACCATGCGTTGTTTGCTCAGTGATACCCTTGTCGTTGTAAAGATAATACTCTTCTACTTCTTGTACAACTTCAACACCTTGTGGTGTTCTTTGTTTCTTAACATTTTTAATACGACGAATCTTACGAGGATCGATGTAACGTAATTCTACGATACCATCTTTAACTCTTGATTCATCAATAAGAATTTGATAATATAATCTTCCATCAACATACCAACTGCGGAAGATTTCATGCGCTCTCTCGTTAAACTTGAGAATGCGAAGAATATTATTAAATTCTTCTCTAATCTTAGACTTAATTGTTGAAGATACTTTTACGTCATCTAAAATAATTTCAACTGATGTTTTTTCTTCATCAGCTACAATCGCTTCATTAATGATATCCTCAATTGCATTATCACAATCACTATATTGAGCAACTTCACGATAACGACGGATTAGATCGTTTTCGTTTTTAATAACACCTTCAAGATCCATGACCATACCGTAATAACCACCAGCATTTACACCAGTGTTTACTACGGTTGCGCCTGTTTCTTGTGCGGAAGGAGGTACTACGCTAGGTAGCACCTCATTCTCTTTGCGTTTTATCTCAAACCCAAATATCTGCATAATGTAAAAACCTCAGTTAATTATTAAAGTGGGAAGCTACCAACTGGAGTATCAATAGAAACATTGACACCAAAGCCAGAAGCTGCACCAGTAGCTGATGTAAAGTAGTTGTATTGGAACTCTACGTCAAACTGTTCAATTGCATTTTGTTGTTCGTAATCTAGACCAACTGCAGAAATTGTAGTTGGGAAAGCGTCAACGAAAGTATAACTCTTGATAATTGCACCATTGCGATCCAACTGGTGAACATTTAAGTCAACTTGATAGTCAGTAGGATTAACACGACCATTAGTAGTGTTATAGTTCTGAATACCAGATTGCCATTGCTCTAGTGCATTACGAATACCAAAAGTAGTATCGTTGTAAATTGTTACAGTCCATGGTTGGAAAGTTCTTTCGCCAGCAAAGTTAACTGGGCGACCACGATATAAAACAGGTAATGTTTCGATAGTGGAAGCAGGTAGTTGAGCAGCTTTACACAAAAACTGTGCACGCTGTCCTGCAACTACACCCAATGTAACATAAGTTGGGAATGAAAGTTCAACACGGAATTGATTAGGGCGAGCACCGCCACCAATCATCTGCGCTTTGAAGTCAGCAATATTTGCCATTTAATTCTCCTTGTGTTCTTTCTTATTTATCTTGAATTACGCACCGATTTCTGAGAAGTTAATCGCAGAACGAGCAGCAACGAAATTGAGAGTGATAAAGTTGATAGAACGATTTGGCTTAACGAAGATATCAGCAACGAATTCGTTACGATCGATAACTTCACCTGTGTTGTTAGACTCATCGCACTTAACAACGAAATCAGTAATACCACGACGACCTTGTACGTCACGTAGGAATGGTTCAACTAAGTTCTTGAACTGTGCACGAGTAAATCCATCGTTGAATTCGAACAACTGGAATTTAGCAGCAGTTGCAATCGCTTTTTCCATAACGATGAATAGACGACGCACATTGATACGATCAAACGCACTTGGCTTAGCCAATAGAGTTTTATCACCAAACAAGACAGTACCTTCTCCTGGGAATGTAACCACTGGGTTAACACCAGACTTGTAAAGAGTGTCTCTGCTTGTTTTATTTGGATTGAATGCCAAACGAACTACGTTCTTGATTTGACCACGATTTAAACCACCTGGAGAGAACCATGGATCGTTAGTATAGTCAGTACGTGCACATAGACCAGCCACGTCACCATTCAATGGAACAAAACGATATACGTCACTGTAGCGATCGTATTGATATTTGTAACCAGAGTCCATCACAGCATATGAAGTTGATGGAAGTGCGTCACGGTAATCAACGATATCATCTGCCTGAGTAGATGTAGAACCGATGATTGGGTCACCAGAAGAAATATTCTGTGGGGAGATAAATGCTACACAATCTAAACGAGTTTCGCAAACATTACTAATAATGTAATTTGCAACAGTAGTAGATGCTTTACCAGCCAATACTAGGCTGATATCATAAAGTTCTGCATTATTAAACAATGCATATGCAGTTTGTAACTCACCATCAGTTACACTGAAATCATCAGTACCACCAGATAGAGAAACTGTTAATGCAGAAGTTAATGCTTGGAATGTTGCACCAGCTGCAACAGAACCCCAAGTAGTCGTACCTGTCACAGTAGTAGGATGATCCATCCACCAGATGTATTCAGAACGAGCATTGATTACGTTTTTGTAGTAGTTATTTGTACCATCAGATTTCTTAGCATCACTTGCTTTAGAAACGAAAGCAAATTTTTCTAGTACAGTTCCTGGAGTTCCAGTAAATACACCATCTTCGTCAATAACGATAATGTGTAGTTCATCAACTGGAGTTGTTGGAGTTGATGGATTTTCTGCAGCAGCATAAGTTGATGTGTTTGGAGCACCATCAAACTCAGCTTTGTATGTCCACGCTGCATAAGTTGCAGAGTCAGCCATAGAAACTAATAAAGAGTTACCTGCAGCACCTGGATATTTTGCAGCAAATGGTCCAACTACACCAGCACCATTAACAAAGCTGGTATTGTATGTTTCACCATTGATAACTTTTAAACCAGCAGTAGTAACTGTGGCAGTAGCAACAGCAGTAGTACCAGATGGAGGTGCAGCGATTGATACGCTTGGTGCAGAAGTATAACCAGTACCAGCAGTACCAACTGTAACACCAGTAATGCTTGATGTTGCAACAGTAACTGTTCCAAGAGATGCACCTGAACCGCCACCGCCAGTTAATGATGCAGTAACTGTGCCTTTATATCCTGAACCACCAGTGTCAACAGTAATACTTGCCACTGACATATTTGGAGAAGTTCCAGACATGGTTACTGTAAATGTAGCACCAGCACCACCAGAAGGTGAAGTTATAACTACGTTTGGTGTACCAGTATAATTACTACCACCACCAGAAACTGCCACAGCAGTAATTGCGCCACCAGAAAGAACAGCTGTACCAACAGCTTGGATACCACCAGCGTCATTAGGAGCACCGATAGTTACAGCTGGAGGAGTGGCAGTAGAAACATATCCAGAGCCAGCAGTACCGACTGAGAATGAAGAAATACCACCAGTTTTAGTAGCCACCGCATTCAAAGATCCAGCGTCAGCACGAACTAGCAATAAGTTGTTTGTATAAGATAGGAAGTTCGCAGCTGTGAAAAAAGAATTAAAATTGCTATCATTTGGTTTACCGAAGCGACGAACTAAATCGTTTTCTGAACTAACGGTAACAGGCTCCAAAGTTGGACCCCATGGGAATGCGCCAGCAAAAGCACCAATAGATGATGATACGGCTGGAACGATAGAAGTGAAATCTTTTTCTACGACTGCAACGCCTGGAGATAGTTGAAACGGCATTGTATTTCTCCTTGTTAATAAGTTTACCTAGACAATTTTATGTCTACATGTTTATTTAGTTTTTACACGATTTCTAGAAGTTTAATGGAGCCTTCTCTGGCTTACCATCTTCGTAGAACCCGAATGGTGTTAATTCTTCTTCGATCGCTTGCATTTGCTTAGCGTACATTATATTTCGTAGATTAACATTATTTAGGTCTTTAAAATAACTGTTAGTAGTTAGCCATCCGAACAAAACCAGAGGCATTACCAAATCATCGTGATACCCTTCATCGGCTTCATAAGATCCTTTTTTCTCGATAAAAGTCGAGATCTCAGAAATCGTATCAGCGTCATTTATAATAAGTTTGTTTTCTTCAACGAGTGCCTTAAAATTATGACACCCAATTCGTTTAATCTTTTTATCGGTATTAACACCTAATTGTGTTTTACCTCCACCAAAACCACCTGAGACAGTTTGCCCCAAAGCGTGTCTTGTAACCATTAATATGTTCTCATATTCCATCTCAGAATATAGGATGTGAGCAACCTGTTCCGAAATGTTTATTTCTAATAATACCCATGCTTGGTTATACTCTTTCCCAACTTTGTAAATTACATTTGGATAGAGCAAAGGACTAATCTCATTGTTACGATATTTGGCAACGATTCTATATGGAACCTCTGTAATATCAATAACTTGAAATGCTGAATAATCCCCACCAACACCTTTTGCCACATCACAAACCATACAATAAGTATGACCAGCCTGTGGGTTTACATATACATCCAATCCGTCTTTCTGATGGATGATAGTATCTGGACTCATTCTAGAGATTGCATCTGCTCTAACTAGAGTGAGAGAAGAACCCAAGAAGTTACAAAGAACCTCTTGCGTAAATTTAAGTTCACCGAGCTGTGCTTTTTGTTCTGCAGCCCATACTTCATCACGACCTGGAATTTCCCAGTATGGTATAAACAGATTAACGAATCCATTTCTACCTTTTTCAGCGTCTGTCCAAAACTTCCAAAAGTGGTTGTAACCAAGTGGAGTTGAAGACAATAGAATCTTAGTAGTTTGTCCAGCTGAAATAGTAGGATAAACTGACGTGAAGAATTCTTCTGCCACGTTGTTTGGAATAATCGCTGCTTCGTCAACATACAACATGTTTACAGACTTACCACGAATACCAGACTTACCTGTTGCAGCAGTAAATACCTTTGAACCATTTTCTAGTTCAATGTCACCTTTGTTCCAAGTAGTTACACCTTGTTGCATCCACTTTGGTAGCAACTCATACATTGTTTGATAACGATCTAAAACCTCACGTGCAGCAGTTGCTTTGTTCGCAAGGATAGCCACAGTTTTGTTGGCTTGAAAAATCGTATACCAAAGAATGTAGGCTGCAGAGGTAGTCGTCTTTCCTTGCTGACGACCTTCCATAAGAATAACCCTACGATTATTATGTATAACATTCACTTTGTTTTTCTGGCAGTCATACAATTTAAACAATTGTAGACCATGATCCAGAGTAACAATGTAGCAATAAGTTTCAATAAAGTATAGCGGATCTGCCGCACACTTCATGTACTCTTTTACATTATCAGGTGTAAAGTCAACAGTAACTCCAGCTGCTTTTAAGTTGGAGTTTGAATTATAAATTTCAGCCATAATTAAAATCCGTCCAGCCAACTCTCCGTTTCAACAGTTGCAGTAGTGACCTCACCTTCTGCTGTATAAAGTCTATTTGGACTACTAAAATCTTCATTATTTCCAATATTGGCATTAACAGTGTCAATAACATTTTGTCCAGAGATTGGACCAAACAGATTCATCTTCATCTGAAAATTTAAACTATGAGTGACAAATCTACGAGTTTGAAAATCTCCATCGTATTCATCTGAAACTGATACACTATTTAAAACAATAGGAACATCAATTTTTACATTCATATCTGGAACAACATTAATAGTCAATGTATATTCAGGTGTAAATGTAGGAAGAATCTGTTCAACAATTTGAAGACCATCCTCTTGAGTTTTAGTTAAAATATAAAGTGACAAGTCTAAATTATATGGTACAGGGCTATACATAGTAGAAACAGAACCTGAGCCATCACCACATTTAATTTGTTGCATACGATTCACCTTACGAGAAGGATCGTAGTTATAACCAATAATCTCAAAGGACATTCTTGGTAGTGATACGTAAGTATGGTTTTCTAAATTTGGATCTTGATCCAAACGAACCAACCATTTTTCTTTTGGAGCATATGCAAGAGGAACTTGCAATCTTTGAATAGTAGTTCCAGTAACAGAGTCGCCTTGTTTACGATCAATGTAAATGTCACTGAATAAAGTGCCAAATCCTACGATGCACTTGCGAATGATACCATGGTAATATACGTTATTGTTTAACATTATGGATTATTAGTTATATCAACTTCACCGAATGGATTAGATACATTAAAAAGAACATCAGCTGCTTGAGTTTTAAATTTGTTATTATCACCGAATGATTCAACTTTGTCTACATTGGCACTAATACTAGAAGTTGCAACTGCAGTAGTGCTAAATCCACCACCAGTAAATACAACAGATGGTGCTGCGGTATAACCAACACCACCATTAGTTACATTAACACGAATAACTTTGCCTGCAGATGTACCAGTTCCAAGTACTGCTGTGGCAGTTGCACCAGAACCAGATCCACCAGTAAATGATACTGCTGGAGCAGAGGTATATCCTGTTCCCTGAGTGCTAACAGTCACACCAGTAACCTCACCATAAGGTGTTCGTGTTGTATTGGTATTAAATGTTTTAAGAGTTTCAAATGCGTCAATAGAAGGAACACCAGTATCAATTTGTTCAGAAGAGTACTGGAAGAGTTCAACTTGTAATTTGTAAACATAAAGTTTACCAAGTTGATAGAATGGATCTTGATGTTTGACAAACTTAATTTCAAACATACCTTTAGTTAATGGAAAGTAAATTAAATCACCTTCGCATGGACGAGTAGGAATAATAGTAGCACCGAAACGACCAACCATCTGTTCCCAGCGTCTACGTGCAACCACTAGAGTTGCAGACTGTTCCATCATTAAACCAAACTTCTGAATAAACGCACCCTGACCATCAAGGGAGTCTACATTTTCAAAATACATTTCAATTGGAAATGATGAAGTAAATTTACTTAGACGATCTTCACCAAGAATTTCGTCTTTAGAAACTAATGTTCTTGGAATGTAAAAGAAGTCCTGTCCATAAATCTTAAGAGATTCTATGATAAGGTCTTCTACAAGGAACTGCTCGTTTTTAGTACCTTGTGTAAAATAAACATTAGTTGGCATTAATTATCCCATGAAGAAGTCTAGCGGAGCAGACTTGGTCATTAAATCTTGTTCTAGTTTATCGATTTCTTCCATGGCTTCAGCGTATAGTTTATCACCATCCAATGTGACACCACCTGGAAGTTGAATACCAGAGAATTTCTTTAAGTTAGTTGCCCACTGTCTTTTAAACAATGCAGTAGTATAATGTTTTAACCATGGTTCGTTGTAAACCTTAGACCATGTTGTTGGATCCATTGCACGATAAGATTGTACAATGATATAATCACCAAGAATAAAGTCTGTTGCCCAATTTGCATCTAGGTATAAACGATTGTTTAAACGATTATATCTGTATCCTTGGTGACCATTTAACTCCAAATCTAATAATGCAAGATGACTCATTACAGTTTTGTAATAGATTAAAGATGTAGATGTTAAATCATAT